AAGGTGGGCGGTCCAGCCGCTTTGGTTGGTATTGGTGGCGCTGGCGGAAGTGAATTGATTAAAAACGCACGGGAAAAGCGTGAAGCTACCGCCCGTGAATCTGCCGCTGAAATGAAGCGCGAAACCCGTGGTGTTGAAAAAACATTTAACGACCGTGCGCGTGAAGCTCAGGCAGAGTCAACCTTGCAAAACAAAACCAACAAGGCCGCTGAAGACGCCAGTAAAAACATGGCTAAAGGCGGCACAGCTTCATCACGCGCTGATGGTATTGCCCAACGCGGCAAGACCCGTGGTGTCATGGTCGCCTGTGGCGGCGGGATGATGAAAAAATGATGGCCAGTCGTGGCATGGGGGCTATCTCCCCCTCCAAAATGCCAAAGGGTAAGGAAACTGCTCGTCGGGATAACACCGACTTTACTCAGTACGCTGAGGGTGGGAAGGTCAACGCCGCTGGTAATTACACCAAACCGTCTCTGCGTAAGCGGATCGTGTCCCAAGTAAAAGCCGCAGCAACTCATGGTACTGGCGCAGGTCAGTGGTCTGCGCGTAAAGCTCAGTTGGTAGCCAAGAAGTACAAGGCCGCTGGTGGCGGCTACAAGGATTAAAATGAAAGCTCCACAGAAATCTTTAAAGGATTGGGGCGACCAAAAATGGGGAACCAAAAGTGGAAAACCGTCTAGTAAAACAGGTGAAAGATACCTCCCTAAAGCTGCGATCCAAAGCCTTAGCCCCGCTGAGTACGCTGCGACAACGCGTGCAAAACGCGCTGGCAAAAAAGCCGGAAAACAATTCGTAGCTCAGCCCAAAACTATTGCAAAGAAAACAGCAAATTTTAGATAAAGGAAAACAGATGTCCCAGTTCACACTGACCCCAGAAGAGGATGCAATCATCACTGACGCGCTTCGCTCAAAAGCTACACAGTACACCGCCATGTTTGGCGTTACTGACCCAGCATTAGAGGCTTTGATTGCCAAGCTGGATAGCTACAACGCAGAAGAGCCTACCGAAGTGCCCACCAAGGCTAAGAAAGCCAAATAATCATGGCAATCACGTCCGGCTCAACCTCATTTAACCTTGACCTAACTGAGTTGGTCGAGGAGGCGTTTGAACGCGCCGGACGAGAGCTGCGCACTGGCTACGACTTACGCACGGCCAGACGCAGTTTAAACATCATGTTTGCTGACTGGGCAAACCGTGGCATAAACATGTGGACAATTGAGCAAGGTCAGATTGACTTAGTTCAGGGTCAAAGCACATACGCTCTACCAAACGATACAGTTGACTTGCTGGAGCATGTTATCCGTACGCAAGCAGGTCAAATATCCAATCAAGCGGACTTGACCATCACACGTATTAGCGTTTCTACCTATGCGACCCTCCCAAACAAGCTTCAGCAGGCTCGTCCGATTCAGGTATGGGTTCAAAGATTGGATGGGCAGACTGCGGCGGCAAACACTACTCTTGCGGGTGGCATATCGGCTACTGACACAACGATCACGTTGACATCTACGCAGGGTATGCCTGCGGCTGGCTTTGTCAAGATTGACAACGAAACCATCAACTACACCGCAATTGTTGGCAACCAACTCACGTATTGTTTCCGTGGCCAGAATGGCACGACTGCTGCCGCTCATTTAAACGCTGCTGCTGTGTCTATGCAAAACCTGCCGGCAGTAAGCCTATGGCCTACGCCTGATGGCGCACAGACATACCAGTTTGTTTACTGGCGTCTGCGCCGCACCCAAGATGCTGGTGGCGGTGTAAACGTCATGGACGTACCTTTCCGCTTCATTCCATGCATGGCTGCTGGTCTGGCGTACTACATCGCGGGCAAGATTCCCGAAGGTTCTGAGCGCATCATGATGTTGAAAACTCAGTATGACGAGGCATGGGAGCTTGCCGCCTACGAAGACCATGAGAAGGCTGCGATTCGGTTTGTGCCGCGTCAGCAGTATATCGGGGGAACCTAATGGGTAACCGGTTTGCATCTGGCAAGAATGCGATTGCTCAATGCGACCGTTGCGACCAGCGGTTTAAATTGAAAGTTCTTAGGCGCGAGATTATCAAAACCAAGAACTACGAGCTTTTGGTATGCCCAGAGTGCTGGGACCCAGATCACCCGCAACTTCAATTAGGTATGTATCCAGTTGATGATCCGCAAGGTTTGCGTAATCCACGCCCTGATCGAAGCTATGTGGCATCAGGCACAACAGGTTTGCAGATTCAAAATGGCAACAGCACCAGCATTCAGGAGCAGGGGTTCCAAGGTGAGGGTAGCCGAAACATACAATGGGGTTGGAATCCTGTCGGGGGAGCAACATCTTTTGACGTCGCATTAACACCAAACTACTTGGCGTTAATCGTGGAAATTGGTACAGTTAGCATTAGCACAACGTAAGGAGCCTATCATGGCAAAAATGGATAAAGCCGACATGGCACAGGACAAGAAAATGATCAAGTCTGCTGTTGGTAAGCATGAAAAACACATGCACCCCGGCATGAAGCCAACTAAGCTGGCAAAAGGCGGCGTAACTGGTAAAGCAATGCGTGCTGTTGGCCGTAACGTAGCTCGCGCAAACAACCAGCGCGGAGGCTAATCATGGGTAAATTTAGTCAAAAGGTGATGGGTAAAGAAGTTGGCCCTGCCAGCGTTTATGCCGAACCACACACAATGGACGGTAAAGCTATGAACGTTAAAGACGCCAGCATCGGCTACAAGTCTGATCCAAACAACATGACGGCTGCTGAGTCCACTCCCGGCGGTATGCCTGCACGTCGTGTTTCTATGGGCGACCCAGCAAACACAAACGTCAAAACCACTGGTATCAAAATCCGTGGCACAGGCGCAGCAACCAAGGGCGTAATGGCCCGAGGACCAATGGCCTAACATGACCTACGCGGAACTTTACGCAAACATTCAGGCGTATCTAGAAAATACGTTTCCTGATACGTACCTTGCTAGTGGGGCTACTGTGTCTACCACGACACAGATCAATACCTTCATCAAGCAGGCGGAGCAGCGCATCTACAACACGGTGCAGTTTCCTTCGTTGCGTAAAAACGTTACGGGCACAACAACTACAAACAACAAATATCTGTCTTGCCCCGGCGACTTTCTGGCGGTGTATTCGTTGGCTGTGATTGACGCCACGGGCTCGTATGAGTATTTGCTGAACAAGGACGTGAACTTCATCCGTCAGGCTTATCCACAGCCGACCGACACGGCCATCCCAAAGTACTACGCGCTGTTTGGCCCAACCACAACAAACGACCCAAGCCCTGTAATCACCAACGAGCTGTCGTTTATTCTTGGCCCAACGCCAAACACAGCGTACAGCGTTGAGTTGCATTATTACTACTACCCAGAGTCAATCGTGACGGCAGGTTCCACTTGGCTGGGCGATAACTTTGACAGTGTATTGTTGTATGGTTCTTTGGTCGAAGGCTACACCTTCATGAAGGGCGAAGCGGACATGATTGGTTTGTACGAAGGCAAGTACAAAGAAGCACTTGGCTTGGCCAAACGCCTTGGTGATGGCATGGAGCGTCAAGACGCGTACCGTAGCGGCCAATATAGACAGGCAGTCACATGACCATCGCTCAGGGCGCAACAAACACATTCAAGATTGGACTGCCATCAGGCACGTTCAATTTCAACTCGGGCTCATTCAAAATTGCGCTGTACACCGGCGTATCTTCGATTGGTCCAGACACAACCGCATACACCTCACTTAATGAGGTCGTAGCCTCTGGCTACACGGCTGGGGGAAACGCTCTTACTGTTACACAGGTGCCTACAATCGGCAACCAGACAGGTAATGCTACGGTGTATCTGTCGTTTGCCAACGTGACTTGGAATTCTGGACTGACCGCACGCGGCGCTTTGATTTATCAAGTAGGTGGTGGTAACCCATCCGTTTGCGTACTGGACTTCGGTGCAGACAAGACCTCAACAACCACTTTCACGGTGCAGTTCCCTGCCGCCACTGATACAGCAGCAATTATCCGAATCTCGTAAGGAGCAACAAATGTCTTTAGAAAAAGCAAAATCCACAGACTTGGTTTCCGCCGGTCTGCAAGCCCGCACTAGCTCCAGTGAGCGCACAAGAGCTGGGGGCGTCTTCCATGTTCAGTGCGTTGACAAAGACGGTAACGTCAAGTGGGAAGAGTCTACGCACAACCTCGTGGTGAACGAAGGTTTGCAGAGCATGAACACCCAGTATTTCAAAGGCAGCGCCTACACTGCTGCGTTCTTCCTTGGTTTGGTCACTGGCCCCGGCTCAGGCACTACGTATGCCGCTGCCGACACTTTGGCTTCACACGCTGGTTGGACTGAGTTTTCTAACTACACGGGCGCACGCAAGGCTGTAACTTTTGGTACAGCTACAACTGCTGACCCATCTGTAATCAGTAACTCTGCTTCTGTTTCTCAGTTCACCATTTCTGGTGGCGGCGGTACTGTGGCTGGTGCGTTCTTGTGTACGGTGTCTAGCGGCACTTCAGGCGTTTTGTTCTCTGAAGCTGACTTCCAGTCGCCC